GCAGAGCGTTATGGGAGTCGTGCCCCGGAATGGCGTTCTAAGTGAGCACTTTTATAAAGACTGTATGAAGATAGCATTGTTCTTGCATCAGCCTAAATGCTCAATAGAGTCCGGCAACGGCATTCTCCAAGCACTACAACCATACCATAGTTTTAAAATATTCACACGCTGGCCTCTTGATGCTGACTTCTTTGATGACGTTGACATGATAGCTGTGCCTGGAGGGATTGGAGATGCTGCATCCTTTGAATATCTGCTACGTGAGAACGGATCTCGTGTTAGAGACTTTGTTGATCGCGGCGGTCGATATCTTGGAATCTGTATGGGCGCATACTGGGCTGCAAAAGACTACTTTAACATCGTAGATGGCATAGAAGCGGTGCAATATATCACTCGTCCTGGCACAGATACACACAGACCGCATGCTAAAGCATTGCCTGTTATATGGCAAGGACGAGAGGAAAAGATGTACTTCTATGACGGATGTGCATTAGTGGGCGATACTACAAAATTTAAAACTGTAGCTACCTATGCCAACGGCGATCCAATGGCTATCATACAGAACAACATAGGGCTAATTGGTTGTCACCCAGAGAGTCAACCCAGTTGGTACAACGAATATCACAGCTGGATGAAGCCTCACTATCACGGAGGGCGTCATCACGAACTGCTGTTGGATTTTGTCAACGACCTAGAATAATACTGTAGATCTCTTTCCAGTCCTTGACTATAGGATAATCACACTCGTGATGCATATTATGTCCATGTTCGATCAAAATGCTTTTTAATCCCAGTGCATGTCCAACATCTGCATTCTGCGGCTTGTCTTCAATCCACCACATACCTGACTCTTTATATGGAGCCAATGCTGAATCTTTGTCTGCACCAGTGTCCAAACAGATCACTGTTTCGATAGCGTTACCAAACAACTTGCGTAGATTCTTTTCTCTAAGCTTCTGTGCATTCTTGTCTAGACTTAGACTTGTGATAACACGGAATTGATAACCGTGTTTTTCATGCAGTCTTTTGACATAATGAACGCTGTCACGCAGAGCAGGAAGGAATCCAATAGCTGCCGATTCGTTGAAAGTTTTAACAACCTTCTTGGCATCTTTTTCTTCTAGCTCGTTGTAGTGATGATGCAGATAATAGCTTTTCTTGTTATCTGCTTTGAGTGTGTAACCGCGTTCTTGCATCCAAACTGAGAATGCCCATTCCCAATCTAGCATCACGCCATCACAATCTGTTAAAATTATTTTTTGTTTCATACATTTATTATAACATAGTTTTGGACAGCTGTCAACGGGATAAGTAAAGAATGAACATAATAATCTACACTTTGGTGATGGTTCAAATCACTATAGCCTGCGTTACCCTGTATTTGCACAGAAGCCAAACACATAGAGCTGTACAATTTCACCCTGCGGTCAACCATTTTATGCGAGCCTGGCTTTGGCTGACCACAGGCATGGTTACTAAGCAATGGGTGGCCATACATCGCAAACATCATCAACGGTCGGATCAAGAGGGCGATCCGCATAGTCCTCAGATCCACGGCATTTGGCGTGTGTTATTCGGCGGAGCATTCCTATATCATAGTGCCAGCAAAGACACAGCCATGGTCGATTCACTAAGCAAGGACTGCCCTAATGATTGGATCGAACGCAACCTTTACTCCGCACACAGTCGCTCAGGTATTCTTTTAATGCTGGTCATAGACTGCTTGCTCTTTGGACCGTGGGGACTTGTAGTGTGGGGTATTCAAATGATCTGGATTCCGTTCTGGGCAGCTGGTGTAGTTAATGGATTGAGTCACTGGTGGGGATATCGCAACACAGATACCAAAGACACCAGCCGCAACATCATTCCTTGGGCAGTGTGGATAGGTGGAGAAGAACTGCACAACAATCATCACGCTGATGGTGCCAATGCCAAGTTCAGCCAAAAGTGGTATGAGTTTGATCTAGGTTGGATGTATATCTCGATACTGAAGTTCTTTAAGTTGGCCACAGTTAGATAAAGAAAAAGCACCCGAAGGTGCTTTTCTTTTACCACTATGTAATGCTCTATGAGCGTAAATTATTTCTTCACGCCGCTGTTAACAAATGAATACATCTTTTCGGCGGTTTCTAGTACTTTATCTAAACCTGGAAACTCTGGCATTCCAACTGTGGTAATCAACTTGCCTGTAACTGGATCTTTGGCAGTTGACATTTCCCAACCGTTGAACTTGGCATAGAAGTCATCTTGTACTAGGCTTTTTGCCATGCCCAAGATGTCTGTGCGGATTTCGTAGCCGTTCTTGTTGAATTTAACTTCTGGTGCTTTTGGTGTTTCGAATACGTTTGACATAATAATCTCCTGTGTGTAATGTCTGTGTCTAGCAGCTACTTCTTTTTCGCTGTTAACTTATTATATATGCTTAACAAGAAAAAAACAACTATTTTCTGAACTTGTTTATCCGTTCACGGATGATCTCTATCACGGGTTCTGCCAATACCACTTCATAGTGATTATAGTCAACATCAATCAGTTCCATATCTGCATGGTGCCGCTGACTTTGAATGCTGACCACTCCGTCGTTGGCTACAACTATGAAAGGACTGCGACCCTGCACAGTGACCACATTGCACCAAGGATGCTGTACTTTGATCTTGGCAGCTTCCCGCATGGCCCAGCTGCTGGGACCAATATCACGCATGAGTCTGCTGAATGGTAAAAAGTATTGAGCATAGTCTGCTACTTCAGCGCCGCCATAGGGTGTGCTTAGTGTAACAGCACCCAACACCTGTGTGGGCAAGTGATGGCTGAGATGCAGAGCATATATGCCACCTAGACTGTGCGCTATAAATGCAATATTATCAACATCTTCTAACTGCATTTGCATTAGTTTTAGGTTATTTTCAAAGCCATTTCGACTATCGTAGTCGATATCTATCCCACTACCTAATTTAGTCCTAATATAGTTGAAGCTTTCGCTGGTGGCATTAGCACCGTGTATATAAACTAAGTTCATAGTGTATATATCTTGCGATGCAACAATTTACTTGGTCATCAAGGCTTTGGCTTCTTCGTATCGGCCCACGCGAGCCAATGCACATGCCGCTCTAGTTTGTCCAATTGATAGGCAAATGTCGTATATAGTGTTTAAGAAGTTTTTCATAGATAAGTTTCCTTTTTGTAGTTGAATTGACTGATATAGTTTTCCAACTGTGCGGCATCGGTAATGCCTTTGTCTGCTAGATAAGCATCTAGACTTGATTGATAGCTGCTACCTGGGAACATTTCACTTAAACGTTCTAGGATAGACTGCATCTTTTCTGATAGATATTTCATTTGTTTCCTCTGTATGTGTGTAGCAACGTTAGTTTCTACTCAGTATTTACCATGAGAAGTGTTACAACTTGATTAAATAGAACAAACAGTGTATAATATCAAATGATGAGTAGAGGGTAAATACTAGACTAGGAAAGGCACATGAAATTAAAAACAAGATCGATCCTGCAGGAATTAAATGAACTGGCAGAAATCCGTAACAAGGATGAACTGTTTGAGAGTCGTGCCACCAACATCATCAATTCAGCTATTAATCTGCTGGAAACGTTGAAAAAACACTACACAGCAGAACAAGCAGATGAACTAGAACGTAGATTGTTAAATGCCATACGTGGGCAGGATCCTGCCAAATTCACTCGCGGCATACGCAAGATCGCCGAATCTAAAAGAACCAAGAGACCGTTAAATGAATCAGAGTAAACTACTAGAAGGTGGAAATGTGTTCAAGGGTGCAGACAAGCAGCCCCTGACACAGCGCATTGCCACAGCAGATGTAGAAAGCACAGTGGACTACATCGAAAAGATCACAGGACTGGACTTTACCAAAGAGAAAGATCTAGATGACAAGAAGCCAGTGAAATGGCTGGGTACCACTGGACGCAAAGAAGATCCAGATGGCACATTTGAGCGCAACAGTTCCGGCGATCTAGACCTCAGCGTGGATGCCAATGAAGTAGACAAAAGAACCTTTGCCGACAAGTTGATATCACAGTTTGGCAAAGAGAATATCAAACTCAGCGGCGATAATGTGCATTGGAAGGTTCCTATCAACGGTGATTCAGCCAATGGATTTGTACAAGCAGACTTCATGTTCTCCGCCAATCCCAAGTTCCAACAGGGTAGTATGATCGCCGGTGGTGGAGAGTATCGCGGTGAACACCGCCATATCATACTAAGTTCCATAGCCAGAGCCAAGAACATGAAGTACAGTCCCAAGCATGGCATATTAAATCCGCAAACAGATGAACTACTGCCCAACGGCAATGATTGGAATCAGATTGCCAAAGAACTGTTGGGACAAACTGCCACCATCAAAGACATTCGTTCAGTGGATGCCATCCTTAACTATATTAAAAAACTGCCCAACTATGAAGAACTAGTTGCAGGTGCCCGTGAAACATTGGGACGTCAAGGCATAGAGTTGCCCAAGGCCAATCAAATAGAAAGCTATCAACCAGGAAGTATAGGTTGGATGCGTCAGCTCATAGAAATAGTAAAATGAGATTCTGGGAACTATTATTAGAAGATCAAGCACCTTCTGCCAAGAAAGTTGGCAGAGAGTTCAATCACCTTGAAGACAAGGTGTTTGCAGAAGACGATGGTGCAATCAAAGTCGTGCAAGCTCTAAAAGCTGTAGCCAAACCCGAAACCAGTATCACAATCAAATGGGATGGCAACCCCACCATATATTGGGGACGTGATGACGATGGCACATTCCGCATGGTAGGCAAGAACAACTGGGGTCGTGAGGAAGGCAAATCATCTAGTCCGGACGAACTGAAATCATTTATTATGAGTCGTGGCAAGGACGAAGACTGGCGACCCAAGTTTGCCAGCGATATGGCAGCGATATGGCCCATATTTGAAGCTGCTACGCCCAAAGATTTTCGTGGTTATGTCTACGGTGATCTCCTGTTCCATCCGGGCAAGTCATACACAGGTGCAGACGGCAGGATCTCATTCACCCCTAATCAAGTCACTTACTCTGTTTTGGTCAACAGCGACACAGGACGAGCACTGGCCAAGGCCAAAGTAGCTGTGGCAGCTCACAAGGTATTCAGTTATTTCGGAGACAAGAGTGGAGAAGACTTTGATAATCCAGAACTGTTTAATAACACTCCTGCACTTGAAGTATTCGGTCTAACCAGTGTTAGCCATCGTCCTGCTGTGGGTGCAGAAAATCTAGCCAGGATCGAAGCCTTGGCCAAGAATCAGTCAAAGATCAACAGCCTACTGGCTCCTGTGGCAGGTATGAGCTACTTGCGCGATGAAATTTATAAATTTGTGAATACTCAGAGCAAGGCTAAACAATTAGACAACATCAACACCGATGCCTTCATGGCATTTGTAGGCAAGACTCCTGCCAAAGCTGCTAAAATAGCTGCACACAGCGAACGCCATCCAGGGGTAATGGATATTTTATTTCAGTTGGTAAAAGAAATCATGGCTGCTAAAGATGAAGTGATCCGAGAGCTGGACGCAGCCGAAGGTGAAATCACAGCTACCACAGACGGCAAGCCCGGTGGCGAGGGCTATATCATAGGCGGTGACAAATATGTGCCTAGAGATCGTTGGACTCCATTCCGTTCAGAATAACAGCCAATCCAGCTGATTTTTTCAATCCAATATAAATACTTGCATAGGGATCAGGGTGATTCCTAATATTGCCGGCCTCTGAGCGAGGTCATTGATCAAGGAGAATTTATCATGGCAGACATCTATACAGTAGCACAAACTTACGATAACTCAGGTAACGCAATCGTAGCATCAAGAGTTCCAGCTAACAACTTTAAAACAGTACAAAGAACTCAAATCGGTACACGTGAACTATCAGTAATTAAGGTATTAGTTGGCGGCACAAACGCTAGCATGATTTTAGTAGACGGTAGCACAGCTGATGTTGGCGGTATCGCAGGCCACACATACACAAACAGTTTGTTTTCAGCAGCAGTTCGCAATTTACAGATCTTCGGCGAACTTTATGCAGTGTACACACCAGTAGCAACAGGTTTTATTGCTATTGTTGCAACAGATACACTTAACGGTTCAGAAGCTGCTACACCAAACACAAACGCTACAACTTTTGGTTCAGCTGAAGCTTCTATCAAAGCTGCTATCCAGGCCATCAATGGTCAAACTGACTGCACAGTTACTATTACATTGCCAACAGTAGCAATTGGTACAACATTGTAATTAGTTTTAATTCTCAGGGATGGGAAGCACTAAAGGACCGCAAGGTCCTTTTTTGTTGGCTGAATTTCTATGAGTTAAATACACACATAATGGCACGATACCAAATTATAACCTTAGTCGATATTACCCGCAGTCGACCTACGAGAGAAGAAAATGACAAGACTCTTTTAGGCCAGCAGGCCAACTTCAACAGCCTGTTACAGGCCATAGGTCTGAGATCCAATGTGGAGTGGCTGCGTGATCCAAAAAAACACACAGGCAGACTGCCTGCGCCAGCCACGGGCAAGGCCACACACTGGATCTGGGAGTTTGACTGTGAACGTGATGAAGTGTTCCTACAAGACGATGATCCAGTTTACCTATTAGTGCATGATCTCAACCATGTGCCTGTGGTTGTCGATTTAGAAAACAGTGAAGACATTGATCCAGCGGCCTTCCAAACTCAAGGCGACATGATAAATACTTGGGTAACAATGATTTAGGCAAAGTGTGTTTTTACACAATTGACATAAATACTAGTTCAAAGGCAATCATTAGGCATTCAATCATAGACTAGGCACATGGCTCGGAGCGAGCACTTGACTTATAACATTGGAGACGGCCCTAATGCCTACAGTAGCAGAACGTGTTGGAATAGTAGAAACGCAGGTTTCAAATCTTGACGAAAAATTAGATGAATTAAAAGTTGATGTCAAGGATCTTCACGATTGCCTGGACAAAACTCGTGACGGACTCACGGAGAAATTAAATCACATGTATGAAGCCTCCTGCACACAGCATGCAGAATTAGGTAAAAAACTCAACGAATTAGAACAAAGCAAGAACAAGATGATGATGTATGGCATGGTAGGCATGGCATTCATAGCTGGTCTAGGTTGGACCGGACAGTTGAATATACAGACCATACTCAAGTTCTTCGGAGCATGAAATAACACCGCTTAAATAAGGACCATAGGTCCTTTTTTTATGACACAAATCAGCCGTAGACTAGAACAGATAGTTCGCCGAGAACTATCTAAAAATATCATTCCAGTAAAAACTCCGGATGGTATTCTAGTGGGCGATGTGTTGATAACCAATCAAGACAATCTCAAATTCCTGTATAGAAAATCGCAATTACTCTATGCAGAAATACACTTGAACTCTGTGGCCATCAAAATGGCCAATATCTTGGCTCTAAGGCACAGTCATGTATCTGTTGATGTGTTGTATCGAGCTGATCAAGAATACGGCAAATGGTTCGTTGACAGCCAGATGTTAAGGACTCAGCATCAAAAAGCCATACATATTCAGGACTATGATCGTGCAGACGTGCTGTGGGCTCGGTACAGCGAAAGCCGAGATCGCACTGTTACCGCCAAACGTCAAGCAGAATGTTTGCTGTGAATTGAATAAATACACTATCAATTTGGATCCTATAAAATGAGAACAACCGACCTTTTTAAAAACAACAGATCTTCAAAAAGACTCAACGAGTCCTTGGCCAAGACATTTGGAACACAGCTAGACCTGGAGAGTTTTGATACTCCTAAACTAGAAGATGCACGTAACAAATTACGTACACAAATACATACAGCACGACAAGAAAGTGGATTCAATGAAACCATTGAAAACGAAACCCTAACCAAGGCACAGTTCATGCATGATGCTATTGTTGCAGAACTAATGGATCGTGAAGAGCACATAGTAGATACCAGTGTTGAAGAA